TGGCAGGGGGCGGAGGGGGAGGTGGCGTGGGAGAGGGTGGCGGGCTGGTGGCAGGGGGAGGCGGAGCAGAAATGGGCTGCCCCTTGTATCGCATTCCGCCCAGCACCTTGCTCGCCGTACGGTCCGCCCAGAACACGAACACGTCTACAGCGTTCTGCGTCGTGCTCAGCGTGTACGTTTCGCTAATGTTGTATCCGGTTCCAAACGTCAACCCCCGGTTTCCAATGCTGTCCTGCTTCACGAACAGCACCAGCATCGCGCCCGGTTTCAGGTTCAGCGGTGCCGCAATGCTCCGGTTCCCGTTCAGGGTCACCTCAGCTACCTGCCCCAAGTCGCAGTCCCAAACAATCGTGCTCGCGTCCTGCAACACCTGTGCCCCCGCCGTGGGGTTCACAATCGTCTTGTTCTTAAGGGTTTCTACACCCACCCGCGTGACATCAGGCTTTAGCTTGTCCCAAGCAAACCCGTTCCACTGCCACGTGATGTTCCCGGAGACAATCTGGTCACCGACGTTGGGGCTGATTTTGAGTTGCATGGTTGTGGGGCTTAGAGTTCTACCCAGGCGGAGATCTGGCCGTCAAAGAACCAAGTGTATTCAATACCTGTTGACTGCTTGATCCAGGGCTGCCCGGGGAATGGGTTGGTGGGAGGGGTGTCGCTAATGGGGTTCGTGCCAGCGCCCGGGATGCTATCCAGCTTGATCTTATCCGCAGGGGACATCATGCCCTTGAGTGCCTGTGTGGCCACACCTACGTCAATCACCGGGTTCGTGGTCTGGTTGATAATCGTAATGTTACTTCCGGCCGCGGGTTGCACGCTGGTAACAGTTCCGCTCGCACCCGCACCGCCCACAGCAATCGTGCCGTCTTGCGTTACCAGGATACCGGCACCAATCTTAACCCCGCCCAACACAGCGCTAGTGGCAACCGGAAGCACGTAGTTATTCAGTTGCGCCAGCTTCAACGCCTGTGCACTGGTCATGTACCCGTTCGTACTCGAATCCGATGCGGGAAGACTAATGACGGGGACCTGTGGCGTCCCGGTCTTAACCAGCGGCAAGTTTACCGTCACCGCTTGCACAATCCCCGTGCTCTGCGAGTTCGCAAGGTCCCACAGCGCGTTCAGCTTGTCAATATAGTCTAGCTGCCCTGGGTAGAACGTATTAGACATTAGATCTCCCTCAGGTTCAACGGCATAGCAAACACCCCGTAGCTAGGATGGCTCATGCCAATGTCCCCGTCCAGTTTGCAGTAAAGCTGGTGCCTCTGCTCCAACCCCGTGTCCACGTCCTCCGGGAACATGCTGAGGAAGATGGGGCGCGCCATCGCGTTGCTCATCAGGATCTCGTGCATCTTAATCTGGTCAGCCGGGTCTTTCAGCCAGCTAAGCTGGAACGCAATGCCGCGCCTAATGGGTCTGCGCTCTGTGCGCAGGTCGCCCGCATCGCTAAGCTCGTGCTCAGTGCCGAACTCATACTTGGCTTCCATGCCGTAGTCTGCGTTCGTTTCCGGGCTCCAGTACTGACCACACAGCAGCCTGCTCACCTCCAAGTACCCGTTCGTATTGTACGGGTCGTCCAGGTCCACCACGATCTTCTTTGCCAGCATGTCGTCAAAGTACGCCCTCCCGTGGCTTGCACCACCGAACCTAAAGGCGTTGACGCCAAGGGGCTGTCCACCCCATGCCCACATGCCTAATGGGATGTTGGCGCAGGCGTCCTGGTACCCGCTATCAAACGTCGGGGTAATGTCTTCGATGTTGGCGTACAAGCGCACCCGCGCCTTGGCGCCGCTTGTGAGGTTGGTGAACATGAACGCGACCATGTTGAACACGCGCGCGTTGAGCCATGTGATGGTGTAGGTAACGGTGGGCCCGGTGCTGCGGTGCACCTTCGTTTTCAGGTCACTCCGCAGGTTGCTAGGCACGAGCAAGCTAGCGGAGGTGGAAGCACCCAACGAGCAATCCGGCGCGTCAATTTGGTTTTCGTACAGGATGCGGAGGTTGGCCATGCACGGATTGTAACCCCTTACCCATTTTCGACATCGGGCTTAACGGGTCCGTGCGGGTTAAAGTTGCCGAAGGCTTCAATAATTGAATACTCTTCGTCCTCGCTTAGCAACTGCGCGTCTTCCTCACCATCAGGGCAATGCACCTCGCGCAGGAACTCCCCTGTGCTCACGCTGTGGATCTTGATCTTAGCCATGGTGGTGTATGGTCACTTCTTAAACACGGTCACGCTCAAATACATCGGGGTTGTATAAAGCGAGTTGTCATTGGTCGGGTTGCTGCGCGTAGCGGTAATGACGTGGCTTCCAGCAGAGGGGCTAATGACCGTAAACTGTTCCGCCTGCACTGTCACACCGTTGTCCGTAAAGTTGGCCCATGCTTTACCCGTTTGTCCGCCGCTGACGTAGAGACCAGCGTTGATGCTGATTGCGATTGCACTGGCACCGGAGGGGACGCTGACCGTGACGCTGGTGGAGTTACCGCTGGTCGCGCTGCTGGAAGTGTAGAGCTGGCTAACGGAGTTGGCTTGCAGCGCGGAACTATCAACAGCGTTTGCCGCTGTGCTGGTCGCTCTCACATCTCCCCTAACCACACCGCTGTAGAGGTTAAGGAGCCCGTTCGCTTTATCAATCTGAAACCCAGCGCTACCCGCTATGTAGTTGCTGCTGGTGACTTGGTTGGCGAGCTTGCTGATGTCCACGGCGCCGCTTTGCAGTGCGGTTCCAGGAACGGTTCCAGTTGCTAGCATCGAGCCACTAAGCACGCCTTGCAGCACTACCCACGCACCACCGCTCCACTGCCTGGTCTCAGCAAACCCGCCGTTGTTGCTCTCCGTCACTTGGTCGCCGGTCACCTTGTAGTTCGTGTTCGTGGCCTGCGCAACGGCTGCGTCCGCCACCGCATCGCTCCACGCGTTTTGACCTGTGACGAACAAGGAGATACTACCACGGACCCCCGCACTACCCTCAATGATCTTTGTGATGGTGAACTCACCAATCAACCTCTTAACCCCCAGCGTCCCGTCGCTATAGGGCACCGTGTAGCGGACCGTGACAAGGTTGGTCTGCATCTTGGCAGCGCTAAGCTGGCGCCTCGTAAGGCTCTGGTTCCCGGTTGGGTTGACCGCTGGGTCCAGCGTAGCGCTCCCCACCACAACGCTCCAGGTCGGGAAGTCAGCGAACGTAACCCCGCTCACCAACCCGTCTAGGATAATGGTGTCAGGGGTCGCCACGCCGTTGGTGGCAATGAAGAACGAAGGGGAGCTCGCTTCAATCCACGCCCGCGGACCCGTGCCCACGTTGTCCGGCAGGTTCACTTGCTCCACCCTCGAAGGTGCAGCAAGCATCAGCACATCACGGGCGTTAATCACTGTTGACATATCTGGTCACCCCGTAAGCGCACTCGCGTTCTGGTCCGTGATGGTCTGGCCAGCCTGGTCAGTAATGTTGGTGCTGGAGGGCGGAGGTGCGGTGGGCCCCGTTCCGCCAGCTGCAGGCGGTGCAGCGTTCGCATCGCTGTAGTTCCCGCTCACCGTCATACCCGTGTTGCTTTGTTGCAGCACAGTGGCGCCCTGCGGCCAGCCAATGATGTTATTATTGGTGCAGATACCGTTGTCGCCAAAGACCCACTGGATGCCCCAGCGGTCGTTCACAGGTGCCGGTACGTCGATGCGGTTGTTGCTGACCGTGCAACCGTTGTTTCGCCGGTTCGCAGCGTCGCTGGTAATGAACGCGCCACGGTAGCAGCGCAAGACCCAGTTGTTGGTGAACGTGATGCGGACGCCAGCGTGGGTGTCGATACCGTGCCATGTGGTCACATCCTCCACAAGGTTCAGGTCCACCAGCACGTCCTGCGACTGCGGGTTCACGCTCGGGTTGTTGGAGCTAATTGCGATGCCGTATGCGTTGTTCGACTGCGTAGAGGAACCAAGGACGCCGACGCGGCGCACCGTGTTCTTCTTCACCGTATCCCCCATGGCAGAGCACATGAGGATACCCATGTAGACCGTGTCTTCAATAATGTTGTCTTGGATCAGTGCGCCATTAGTAAAGTCAGTTTCAATACCAGCGTTGCCGAACTTGGTGATCTTGCAACGCAGGATTTGCAGGCCTGTGCGACGTGCGCTGGAGGTACCAACGGAGTAGATGCCACGTTCACTACCGTTAAAGGAGCTGAACTGCGGACCCGTAATGGTCAAGCCATCCAGCACCACATTGTTGGCGGTGACGTTGACAGCGGTCTGCCCAGCGCCGGAGGTCATCGTAAGACCCTTGACCGTGAGCGCCTTGTTGATGGTAAGGGTACCGTTGTAGGTACGGTATGTCAGGTCCAGCACGCTACCGGCCGTTGCAGCGTTAACCGCGGCCTGGGCGTCAATAGGCGTGTACGTAGCACCGCTAAGCGAACCACTGGCAGCAAAGACGTCTGGGCTTTCGCTCGCAGTCACCGCCCCCTTCACAAACACCTTACCAGGAATGGAAGCGGTGTCCGTCGCAGTCTCAATAATCTTAACGCGCGCCTTTGGCAGGTTGGCAGCGTTAAACTCCGGGGTCCACCAGTTACCACTCGCCACAATCATTGGCAGCAACTGCAACTCTGCATCATAGTACAGCGTACTATGGCTCTCCGCGTTGTGGTCCCAAGCGGAGTTGAGGAATTGCTGATGCGACTGGTCCACCATTGCGCCGCACAGCAGGGGACCAACCATGTAGGAGGGAGTGGAGGCGGGGTAGGGGCTGCTGAGTGCGGCGTTGCCACCAATTGTACCGTCCATGCGGAAGCCAGTGGGGATGCGTTTCGGGTCTCCGCCTGTGTACGACTTAAAGAAGTTCGTCAACTTGTTCAGGACGTTACCCCAATTGGAGTCCCCTGACCACACGTAGTCCGTTCCCCATCTCCACGGGTTGCGTGCAGCGTTCTTGTAATAGAACATCTCCGTGTCCAACCCATCGGCTCTGCTCCCGGGGCTCGGTACTGAGCCACCCGTGCCCGCAACGTACAGTGCGCCCACGTGCATTTCACCTGCCAGCGGGTACGCCTGCCCTGCCAACTCACCCCCGGTGTTCACGAGGTAGTCTGGCATCAGGGTAGCCGCAGGGCTAAACACGGTCTGGCACCGCACAATGAGCTCCAGGCTCCGTTCTCGCGCCGTGGTCCAGAACGCGTCACCCGTGTAAGCCTCAAAGGTGCGGAAGTGACCAATCATGTAGTCACTCGTTCTGCTCACGTCGTTGAACAACCCGTAGGTGGTTCCGTCGGGCTTAAAGTTCTTGGACTTCAGCGCCGCAACCGTGTTCTTTGCCTCCTGCAAGTAGTTCACCGTCCCAGCACTACCCCACTGCCGGTGGGCCATGAACAGTGCAAGCGCAATGTCCATGTCTCCGTCCATCGCGTTGTAACCCTGCCCACCGCTGCTACCGTCGAAGTTCAGCCTCCACTCAGCCAGGTACGGCGTGCCCAGGGTGTACGCACTTCGCGTCCGCGCAGTCTTGAACAACCCGTCGAAGTAAATCTTCGTGTTCGGGTCATAGCCTGCCATGAGCACCATGATGAGCATGCCCATGCCCAAGCCCTCAACGACCGTGGCATACGTCGTGCTGTCTCCAAACCGCACCACATACGCGTCGCTCGGCAGCGTGGTGCCCGCCATGTTCCGCAGGTTCCGGTCACGCCAAGCGTTGTAGAACAGCTTAATGGTGGTGTCCATGTCTTGCTGCGACATGGAGGTGGGCATGATGCCGAACGGGTAGGCGCCCGTGGGGTTGTCCAGGCGGGAACCGAAGGGGTAGGAGGCTGCGGCAGAAGGTGCGGGTGGCGGGGGCGGAGCGGAAGGCGGAGGCGCGGTTTGGGGTTGCACCCTCCCCTTCATTGCGTTGGACCACTGGTTTCCAGAAGCGGCGTTGTACTGCGCGTGCCAGCACATCGCGCCGCGCTGCGTTGGGTGGCGGGACAAACAGATGTCCCATTCGCTTGTGGCAATGTTGAGGGGAGTGCCTGTGCCGCTTTGCCCCGGGGGCGGGTAGTTGGGAGCGGAGGTACCAAGCACGACTCTATCCGCACCCAGGCGCGATACCCAATCCTCGTTCCGGCCCGAAATCGTTCCAGGCTGGTTGTAGTAGCTCCAGTCATAATACTGCGGCGCCACATACGTTAGCAACCCAGCATCATTCAGCGCCGCTGCCAGGTTCAGGTCATATCCTGTGCTGCCGCTAATCCCGTTCACGTTACCGCCACCCGTGTTGTTACCGCCAGGCGGGGAGGTGAACCCGAACCCAGCACCCAACAACCGCCGCAGCTCACCGCAGATCCAGACCAGCTCACTGATCACCATCGTGGTCTGGCCTTCGTAGTTGTTGAAGTCTACGCCGTCAAGACCGCCAAAGGTGCTGCAGATGGTTACGATAGAGTTAACGAAGTTCTGGCTCTGCGTCCGGTTCTGGAACGGGAATGCAAACCCGGAACCGCCAACGGAGAGGATGACCTTTTGGCCACGCTGCCTGCAAGCCTGGATATCACTGTTCGCGGGGAACCCAGGCCAGGGCCAGTTGGCAGCACCGTTGCCAGCGTCAAAGTGAGCGTTGAACAGGTACAGGACGTTAAAGTCCTGCGTAATATTCCGGATGTTAACCGTCTGGTCCCAGCCCACATAGTACGCCGCCAGCACCTTCGTAGGCCACCCGTCTGCGGTGACAGGTGGGGGAGGTGCGGGAATAGGCGCAGGTGGTGGAGGTGCCGGGATTGGGGACGGAGGCGGGGGAACAGGGACCTGAGGTGCAGGAGGCGGGAGCGGGGCGGGAGGTGCGTTTGGTGCCTGCGCCACATTGATCGCTACTGTGGTCAGGATCTGGAACGTGGGCGTACAGGTCAGCCAGTTCCGCTTCACGCCAATGATCTGTGCGTCCGTGGGCAGCCCAAAGCCAAACCGTCCATTCGAAATGGACTGCGCACCGCCAAGCTCCTCCAACATGAGCTCAGGGAAGCCTTCATATTGGTAAACCGCCCGCGGGGTCTTCCACAGCGTTAACCGCCTGCTCGTTTCCGCATCCGCATGCGCCTTCGTCAGCAACAGCGTGTCTTCCTGTTCCGGTTCCCCCGTAATCTTATACGCGTTCAACACCGCACTGTTCTGCAGCGTCGTGGTCAACCACTCCTCCGCATACATAGCCTTATGGTCTGTGACCACACCGCTCTGCATGCCGTCTTGCACCGTCCAGTTCTTGCAGTACCCCAGCTTCACCGAACCCTTTACAGGGACTCGTTCCACCAACTGCAACGTCTTTTCTTTAATGTTACTTCCGTTCACCAACGTAGGTGACTTACCGCTCACCGGAAGCTCAATCTTAATCAGCCTTGCCAACCCCGTAGGTGTGCAGGTTAACTGCGCACCGATGCTCGACGCTAGCGCGTTGCACACTTCAAGGATGTTGGCACGGTCCGTAATGTAAACGCCAACCGCCTGTGGGTTAACGAATGTGAAGGTGTTGAAGCTGGTGGTGTCAACTTCCGTGGGCGCAAAGCGGGTGTCGTATGGCCCGTAACTGGTAATGATACGTTGGATAAGAGGCGCGACTTGGTTCGTGTACCCACCAGTCGCATCCCCCTGCACACTGCACGTCAGCTGTCCATAGGGCGCCTTGGCCAGCGTAAACTTCCCGTCCGTAAGGGTTGACTGTGCTGTGACGGGGATTCCGTTGTCACGGACCTCAATAATGGATTCGATCGTGCCTTGGTGGACTTGATACTTGAGCAGCGCCTTGTCAACCAGTACCGGCTCAATATTGTGCACCTCTCCAAAGCACAACGGCAGCAGCTTATCCGCCAGGTTCCCATCTCCGCCCAGCTTCGCTTCCGTAATCGCCGTGTTCAACCTCTGCAGGTTATCCCGCATCGTAAGGTTCAGCACGTTCCGGCTTCTGCTGCCAATGTCTGCAATGATGCCGCGGAACACCAGCCTGAAGTCCGTGCGGGGCCACCGCACGTCCCCCACGTACATCAGCAAGCTCCTGTTGCGCCAAATGTCGCTCAGCCAGCTGTCCCGCTCTCCGCCAGTGTTGTTAATCTCCACGTCCCCGATGGTGAAGCTGAAGCCACCATCCAGGTTCAACGTCTCTTCAATTTCACAACCGCCAACAATGAGCGCTTCGTAGTCCAGCAGCACCGTCGGGTTCTGCGGATTGGAGCACACATAGCCCAGGTTAGAGAGGTAGCGGGTTTGCTCAATGCCACCGGAATTAACGACGGCTTCAACAAGAACGCAGCGAATAGCTAGCGGGTCTGCTAGCCAGTCAATGAACTGTTGGTCGGTCATTCGAGGGTGGTCTTGGCGCGTTGATCTTGACGCCAGTTGTCTTTGGAGATGGTACCACCAAGGCCTTCAACAACGGCCTGTGCATTATGCTGCAACGCTTGTTGCTGCGCTGCGATTTGCACTCGTGTCGCGTCAGCTTGTTGCTTCCGCAGCTCAGCCACTTCATCTTCCAGGCGGTTAATGCAATCAATCAGACCGCTCATATCAATTCCGCCGCCCGCCTGCCCACTTCTCCAAATAGCCGCATCCGTCGCGTTCAGCACCGCTTCACCCCTGTGCGCCGTCATCAGGTACCCGTTATACGGGATGTTGCTGATGCCGCCGGCGTGCGCCGGGAACTCGTTGGGGTGTTGCAGCATGTACGCCACCGCCTGCACAGCGGCAAGAGGGTTGCTGTTCCCGCCAAACTGCGCGTAGAGCTGCGGCGGGATGTTAACGTTGAAGTTGTCCGTGCTAGAGGCGGGGATACCGTTATAGGTAGCGAGCTCAGGGTGAGTGCCGAACTTGTTCGCGTTCACCGTTGGGTTAAAGTTGCTACCGGAGTTGATGGCGCTGACCACAGCAGCGGTGCCCTGTGCCGTCAATTGGTTCAGCTGGTTAATCGCTTCTGCCACCGTTAGCGTTGCTTGCTGGGTGCTAAGGATGCCAGCCACCATCAGGTCCAAACGCTGGATCTGTTGCTGTGCCGCGCTCAGCTGGTCCTGCGCTTCACGGATGCCCTGGGCCGTCAGGTCCTGGATCATCTTGAAGTCAGAAGCGTACTGGTCACCGCTTGCAAACATCTGATGGGAGGCGTCCAGGAACGTCTTAGCAAGGTCCTGGAACCCGTCAGGGATCTTACCGCCGTTGTTCGCAATCGCATCCAGGAGCTGCGACTTGGAGTTCGCGTACTGCTGTCCAGGGGTAAGCGGGGAGAGGGAGCTGGTGCCCAGCGAGCGCTGGAAGTCCTGGAGGCTGCTGATGGTGCTCTGCAGCTTTTCCTTCGTATTCTCCAGCGCCGTCTTTTCCCTGTCGTACGCGTCCTGCACCTTCGCTTTCGCGTTCGCAATATCTTGCTCGCGCTGCGCCTGCTTCTCCGCTGCGTCCTGCACCGCCTTGCTATTATCCGTCAGCTGCGCAAACGCGCCGCTCACGCCCAGCATCGCCGCGTACACGTTCTGTCCCGCCTCTGTGGCCAGGTCCAGCCCTTCCACAATCTGCCGGAAGTTCTCGCGGCTCATGCTGCCAATCATTTCAGCCGTAACGCCCAGCCCGCTTTGTTGCAGCACCCGCGTAATCTGCTGGATCTGTTGGGCGCGCTGTTCGCTCTCGCTAAAGAAGTTCTGGATGTAAGTAGCCGTGTTCTGCGCCAGCTGGTCAATACCTCCGCTCAGCTGCGCAATTCTATCCCTCGCAGCCACGGTCGCTTGCGTAAAGTTCACAAACGCAGCGCCCATGTCCTTCATGCTGCGCGTCAGGTTTTCCAACTTCGCCAGGTTCTCCAGCTCAGCAATCTGTGACTCACTGTCAATCGTGCTGCGGATGCTTTCGAAGTAGTCCAGGTACTCTTGCTTAATGCCGCTCTCTTTAAGCGCCGCAACAATCGCGTTCGTCGTCTGCTCAGCAATTGCAGCCTGCAGCGCCTCTTGGCTCCTGCCCACGTTCTTGTCAAGCTGGTCATTGATAATGACCCCATTGCGGCTCACGCTCGTGTTCAGGAACGTGGGGCTATCACCCTTCGGGTCGCTGCTAACGCCCATGCCGAACCGGATACCAACGCCGCTGCCGCCCAACGAACTCGCAATCTGGTTAAAGCTGCGCTGCAACCCGCTCACCGCGCTCTGCATCTGCGGGTCCAGCGTGCGCTGCCCCTGCCCGATGCCGCTACCAATCATGCCAAACACACCGTCTTGCTTGGGGCCGCCACCGTCCTTGGCAAAGATGCTGTAGATGGCGTAAGCGGCAAGGAGCCAAGGTGCAACAGCGCCGAGGCCCATTGCGATACCGCTCATGGCCCCCGCTGCGGTACCTGTACCAATGAGCGAACCGGCGGCGGTCATTGCGCCACCAAACGTCGTCGCTCCTGTCATCCAACCAGCACCAGCCGTCAGCGCTCCAGTCAACCCGCCTGCACCAAACATGCTTCCAGCCACACCAGCAATGTTCAGCGCGTTTCCAATCAACCCGCCTCCAGCCGGTCTGCTACCAAAGTTCCCGCCAGCCCCTTGCGCAGGGCTGCCGCTACCCTGCAGAATGTTCTGCATAATCCCAGTCAACCCGCCAATCACAGGTTGCAGCGCACTCGCCATCCCGTTCGCCAAGCTCTGCGTCACAGGCTTCAGCGCCGCCTCCACAGCAATGCGGAAGGGCTTCTTAATCAGCTCCGCTTCAATAAAACCACGGAGGCCCTTAGAGCCATCCTTGCCCGCATTAAGGATTCCTTCGCGAAGCGACTTTTCCAGTTCGTTGGCAAGCTCCTGCGTTTTCTTGGCGTCGAAGACCTGTCCCAAAAGGTTTGGAGCTTCACCCTTGATCTGCTCAATCCGCTGTCGGAGCTCGTCAATGAGCTTATTGAGTTGGACGAACGCGTTAAGCGTTGCAGGATTTGTGAGGTCATCGAACACCCCCTGTTCCAGCATGCGGTCCCGCACCGCTTCTACTTGCTTCAGCTTATCTTCATAACTGTTCAGCAACTGGTTCGTATTGGTGAGGATGAACTGCTCACGCTCGCTCAGCTGGTTAATGTTCGCCTGCGCCTGCATTTGCCGCACGCGCTGGTCGTAGTTGTTGTCGAGTATCGCAAGCGTCTTCTCTTCATTCCGCACCAGCTCCACAGCCGGTTTCAACGCCTCTGTCAAACCCGCCGCCAGCTTCTCGCTCCGCGCATTCTGCACCTTCTCAAGCTGCGCGTTCAACTGTGCCAGCTTCGTAGTCAGGTCCTGCGTTACGTTCGCAACCTCTTGGTCGCTCGCGCCAGCCCGCTTCAGCTTCACCTTCAGCTCTGCGAGCTTTGTGGTAATGTCCGTCTGTGCACCCAGCAACGCGCTTTGCAGACGCGTGAACTCATTGCTCTGCATCTCCTCAAGCTGCTGGTTGTAGTCCCTGTAATTCAGCAACCCTTGGTCATACTGTGCCTTGAGCATGACTTGCTTATGGCGCTCCAGTTCCGTCTGTTCCGCAAACCCCTGCCTGTACTTGTCCAGCAACTCTTGGATCTGACTCTTAGCATCCTCGACCTGTTGCCGCGCAATCTTAAGCGCCTCCGCAGCCGCTTTCTTTGCCGCCTTCGGGTCAACGATACCGGGAGTGGGTGCGCCATGCAGGTTCAGGTTCGGAACAGTCTTTTCGTCCGCACGCATTTGACGGAAGATGCGTTCCTGCGCAGATTTCTGCGCGTCAGCAATGATGCCGTTAACCACACCTTCCAGCGCCTTGCCCTGGCTCTTAAACCCTTCTTCGAACGCGCTCGCAACCTGCGCGCCATAGTCCTTATACGCGTTCGCATTCCCCTGTTCGCGTGCGAGCTGGACAAACCCCAGCGGGTCCTTTCCAATCAGCGCCCGCAGCTTGTTGATGCCGGACACGACCGCGTTCACCAGTTCTTCCATGCGGTCGCGCAACGCGTTCCGCATGTCAACGCCGACTTGGTCTACTACAGTGGGAAGGGAACCCAGGCCGTTGGCGATAGCGAACGCCACGCCTCTAATGACACCTCCAATGGTGTCAAATACGCGCGCCAAGCCTGTGACCACACCAACAAAGTTAAACTGTAACCCATCCGTGAACCCCGCGAACTTTTTCTGCCACTTGGAAAGCTCGTCGTCGATCGTGGAACCGACTCCGCCCAGCTTGTCGTCAATCTTCAGAAGCTCGGAGCCAAACTCCTGCACCTTGGCAACGGAGGTTGTCCACAGCGCTTCCGCCTTTGGCTTAACCACGTTAATGACGTCCGCCAGCGTGGTCATGTTGTCCGCGCCAATAAGGACCTTGTCGCCAAATAGCGCTGCATACGCTGCACCCGCCGCAAGCAACACAAACGGGTTCGCAAGTAGCACAGCAGTAATGGTACCTAGCCCAGCAGCAACCACCCCTAGCGCGCCCCCAAACGCAACCAGCAATGCAGGGGCAAACGCTACCGCAGCCGCGGCGCCGATAACGAGGATCGCCTTAGCAATCCCGTCCATGTTGGCAGCAATGTAGTTCGCCAGTTCAAAGAACTTATTCGAGGCGCCAGTGGCCTCATTCAGCTGTCCAATGTACTTTGTAATGGCGTTGGTGATGACCGTGAAGGACTGGGCGAACGTCGCGTTCGTCTTGGCAAACGCTGTGTCAATTTCCCCAGCGCCCTTCATAATAGCGTCGAAGAACTCTTGGCTCTTTAGCTTCCCGTCCTTCATCATGGCGCGCAACGTAGCCACGCTACCGTTGACGCCCTTCATGTTGTCCGCAGCCACCTTCAGCAGGAACGGCGCGTTCTGCATCAGGGAGTTGAATTCCTGTGCGCGAACCGTACCCGTGCCCAGCGCCTGTGCCAACTGGAGCAGCGCCCCGCGCGCCTGCTGTGCACTGGTGCCCTGGATAGCGAGCACCTTACCCACGAGCTCTGTGAACCGGAGCATGTCCGCCTGGCTCTTACCAAGCTCCTTGGCCTGGATGGTGAGCAGGTTGTAGAGCTGCGCCACTTCATCCAGCGGCTGCCGTGTGGTCTGCGCAATCTTGAACACCTCTGAAAGCACAGCATTCGCTTCTGCTTGACTGGAGGTAAAGACCTTAATCTTACCCGCTGCCGCAATCCACGCATCTGCCCACTCGAGCACTTGCTTGACGCTCAGGTATCCAATCACAGCCTGCAGCGGTCCCATCAGCGCCCGCACGCTACCGCCAAACGTGTTGGACATGCGCTGGGAGGCTTGGGCGGTATTGCCCAGTTGCTGGTTGAGGGCTTGGAGCTGGGTGACGGTTTGCTGGAGCGCTTGCTGGAGCTGCGCGAGCTGGTGCCCTGCGCCAAGTCCTGTGACTGCGGACTGGGCAGCGTTGACCTGACGTGTGAAGTTCGCGGTGCTTACCCGGTTCAGTCCCGCCTGCAGCGCCTGGATCTGCCGGTTAGCGCGGTCCGCCGCGTCACCAATGCTGTTGAGGTCACGGACAACTCGACGTGTATCCGAGCGGACTACAATGTCGATTGTTTCCGTAGCCATGCGCTATAACCTCAGCTTCATTGATTGCAGTGTGTACCTAGCTCTGAGCACCGCGGCCTGAACGAAGAGCTTCGGCGCTTGCTGGGAGCTACCCGCATTTAGCTTGGCAATATACGGCAAGTTGTTCGCGATATGAATGTCACCTTGCCCGTTCCATGAAGCCATAACCTTAGCGGCCATGTCTATGGACTCATTGGCTGCGCTGTTGGAGCCAGCGTTAGCCTTGTAGTAAGTAATGGGAGTGCCAATTGAAGTGAGCCAGTTGGCCCTGGCCTGTCCGGTGTCGATAGGCGTGGAGGTGGCAACTTCCTCAACTATCTGCGCCACCAGCTTCTTAACCACACCAGCAACCGCAGGCTCCGCCCGCTTGGCATACGCTCGCATCTTCTTTGCGAACTGCCCTAGGTCCTGAGCCATAGCAGTTACCTCCGTTTGCTATTCGCCGTTAGAGGCTTACGAGGGCTGGAGCCCTCTTGGTCCTTCTTAGCCTGTTCCGCCGCATACTCTAAATACGCGTCGTCCATTACACTAATCAGGTATTCGAACTCCGCCTGGTCATCTTCGTCCAGCCCGTGGTACGCACAATACTCACGCACCGCTGTCCACGGTATTGGACCCGGACCCATGCCAACGCTCCTGCATGTGGTCAGCTTTCCAAACGCCTCGTAATACCACTCCAAACCAACACACAACTCGGGGGCGTTAAGGATTGGTTCCGGTAACGGCCCCCGCTGCTCTTTAGCTCTGCGGATTAGGGTCTTCTCTGACTTCCCGTACCTTAGGGCGTAGAGAAGAACCTCTTTTAGTTTTTTCCGTCAGCTTCCAGGTCTTCCTTGCGGAACAGAGCAACCTTGGTCGCTTGCGATTGGATGTCCGCCCAGAGCTCAGGCAGGTCCTTGAACAGGCGGATGCAGTTGCCGTGCGTGAACTCGACGTTCTTTTCAGCTTCGCCGTTCTCGGTCTTTTCAAAGTCCAGGTTCTCCCAGCCAAGCATCACGGTTTCCGCATAGGTCTCCATCATGATCTGGTCCATCTTCTCGGGGGAGATGGTCTCAGTCTGGATCTGGCGGCGGAAGGGTTTGCACTTGTGCGCCAGCACCTTGCCATACCGCTCGTTCGCGCCACCGGCACGGGCGATGCGAATGATGGTGGAGGGGGCGCCGTCCTCGTTGGGGTACTCGAGTTCGATGCCCGAGGTCTCCATGGCCTTGTCGGTGGAGAATTGCTTGTAGAGAGACATTTGAGTGGGGCTTTCTTTAAAGACGAAACTGCGCGGGTAGGATTACTCCGCCCGCGCAGTTTAGCTTAGCCAGCCAGGGTAGGCAAGTAAGAGAACGCGTTGAACAGGATCGTGTGTCCGAACGTGGATTCGGCAGCGTTCGTTTCCAGCGGCAGCTTGATGGACTGGTTCTGCTCGATGTTCAAGCGGCCGTCACCCAGCGTGATCAGCGGGACGTCGATTGCGATACCGGCGTTGTTCTGCACCAGAACGATGTCCAGGGTGACGTCGCTGTTGTTACGCACCGCAGTCACCGCCACGTTGTCGGCAAAGAACACCGTCATGCTACCGCCAACCTCGAAGGTACCTGCGGTGATGTCGAAGCCTCCCAGCACGCCAATCGCCTTGTCCACCGAGCAGTTGTTGTTCACCGTCAGGTTCAGGTCCTCGGCATACGCGAACAGCGGGGTCGTGCTTGCATTCGTGCTGTCCGCAAGAGACAGCTTAATGCGAGCAACGTCATTGGACGTGTTGTAGGCGTCCGTCGCTGCCAGGTTGGGGCGAGTACCGGACTTGAGTCCCTGCAGGCCGGTGCGGGGTTCATGGTCCATGGCCATGAAGCCCAGGTCGCAGGTGATCTTTTCCGCGCGGGGTACCGTGAGCGTGAACTCGTTGGGCACAGCACCCACCAAGTATTCCGACATCGTGCCGTCAGCGTCCGTGCCCACTTGGCGCTCCAGGTGGTAGCTACGGCGCTTGAACCCGGAACCAACCAGCTCGTTCTTGACCACAGTGCCGAAGTACAGCTCAATGGTCTTACCCGTGCCGGTTTCCGCTTGCGGCGTCCAGCTCACCTTGTCGAACTGGAGGTAGCCGCTGGTAATGCCGCCCTTGCCAATGCGGGCAAAACCGACGTTGTTGGCAAAGCGGCAGCTGGAAGTGTCACTGCCCAGGTACACCCACTCGCCTTCTACGAACCCGAAGGTGGTGAAGTCAGCCGCCGCGGTCGTCAGGCGCACCAGGCTGCCGTTCATCGCAATGTTGCAGTCTGCGCTGGCAAACTTGTGGCCCACGGTTTCCAGCTTCGCCGCAGCGGGCGGGGTTTCCACCGCCAGACCCGTCGTGGTCAGCGAACCGGAGGCAACGGCGCTAATGTCCTTGACGCCGTTGTTAGCGGTGAGGGTGAACCCGGAGGCAAGCACCTTGGCACCAACCTTGAACCCGGAGAGCCCGGAGGCAGCGGTGTAGGTCGTCGTGGTCGTTGCCGTCATCGCAACGCTAGCGCTTGCGTTGATGGGCTGGGTGGAAGGCTTGCAGCGGGCGTCAGCGAACATGAACCCCTGGAGTACGTCCAGCGTGTTGTCCAGTGTCAGGTCTTGGTTGAAGCTGCCGGAAGCGTCCAGGTCAACCGTCACACCCTTCTTGCGCTGGCGGGAGTTGGTAATCGGGTTCCGTGCCGTCTTGGCCGTGGAACCGCCAAAGTCGCCGTAGCTGTTCGGTTCGAACTGCTTAAAGACCGGGCTGCCCGGCAGGGTCTTCAGGCTTGCTTCGGTGCAGTACCGAAGGCCTGTCAGGTTCGAGTCTTGCTTATTTGCCATGGATCACCTCAGAGGTCAATGGTGGTCTTCGTAACTAAAATCAGCATAAATGTTGATCTTCTGATAACCACCATCCATGCCGACGTCCGCAGCCCGTATATTACGATACCAAACCTGAGACGATCGCAATCCTTCTAGGTATCGCTTGGCGTCACTAGCTAGCGCGTCCCCTGTGGTCAGCCCAGTTCCAACCGGAGCAAAGATTTCGATACAAGCAATTCCAATGCTTTCGTACTTCTTGGTTCCGTCACCACCGAAGCCACGTTGCTTCCCGTCAATGTGTTTCACTGTGCAACGCGCCCACGCCGTGCGCCCGTCAAGCGCTTCCACTGGCGCTGCGTCCACGTAGGAAACAGGAAACTCCTGGGGTAGCGCTGCCGTGAGGTCAGCAAGCATCGCATCACGAGCTTCTGTGATATTCATTGGGCCAACCCAAAGACGTAGAAAAGTTTGACGGAGCCAGGCTGAAAGCATTGACCCCATATTAACACAAGGTCTTCTGACCCGAGGGTTAGGACCTTGTGTTGCTCTAGATCCGGTGCGTCCAGCGCTGCGACAATGACCACACGGCGTGAGCGGCTGAGCAGGTCCTGGTCAATCCAGTCCAAACCCAACCCGCGTGACTCCGTGGGGATGCTCGTATTGGGGACAGCGAACAGGCCGAAGGTGCTGAACTGCTCAACCTTGAACGGAGTGGATGGACCGCGCCAGGGTTTGTTCGCATCTGGCGCCGTAGCCAACTTGCTCAGCACAATTCCGCGCCCCTTATCCGTAATCTGGCGCTTCACCATCTGTGCAATCTTGTCGTAGTTCACCTGTACACCCCTCCGCCAGTCCCGCCGTTTTCAACCAGCGGGCGCAGCATTGCGTCTACAAACGGGTAGCGCTTGTAGAGCGTGGGGATGGACATTTGACCCTTGGCAATGTACGTCGTTTCTTCGTCAATTGGCCCAGCCCGTTCAACTACCTTACCCACCAGACGCCCACTGTCGTCCTGGGTCGGGTCAAGGATCAGAGGCCCCTGTGCAGCGCGGTACGCCAGTTCCACGCACGCGTTCTTGATCAGAATCGGAATCTCGTCCGTGCCAACATCCGTGCCGTACAGCTCCGCACCGCTGCGTGGCCAGTCCAGTGCCTGTGTCGTCGTAAAGCGGTCACCCGCCCACTTAAACATGAGCCCCATGTAGTCTGTCGCGCGCACAAGCGCCTGTTCCTTCTCAGTGGTCTGCAGCGCAACCCACGTCGTAAACCCGCGCGCCTGCATGTACACGTCCGCATAGTTTGCATCAGCGTAGGAGACAGCGTTCGGCAGTCCCGTTCCGTCCTCAACTACAATTGTCATAAATCCTCCAGCGGGTACGTTTGGGGTTTGTCCTTATTCGGGAACACCTGCGCCTTGCCACGCAGCGGGTACAGGCTGGCTAGCAGGCTAAACTGGAAGCCAATGCAGGTGAACGTGTCTAGCACTGTTTCCACTGCACTCATAGAACCGGCAACAGTAACAGCTCCGTCTATCTGGGCCGTATCTGCCGCTTCTACAAGGTCCGCCGTTCCCGTAATAAACGCAAACCCATCTGCCGCAAAGGTGTCCGGGAAATCGTCTACTGCCGTAACTGTACCAGTGACGAACACGTTGCCGTCGGATGCAACGGTGTCTTCCACCGCATCTTCCACCGCGTCCAGCGTACCCTGTGTCAAGTGCACAACGTCCGCGCTAAACGTATCCGCGTCTTCTGTTCCAGCCAGCGCCCCTTGCACAAGCACAGAACCCGGGGCGGTGAAGGTATCCGGTTCGCTCTCCGTTGCTGCCAACGTACCCGGTATAAACCCAACGCCAGTAGAAGCAAAAGTGTCGCCGCCACTTTCACCCAGCGCTGCGCTACCCTGCACAAGCACTGTACCCGTAACAGCGAACCCGTCGCCGACGCTCTCGTTGCCTGCAAGCGACCCAGCAACCAGCACGGCCCCGTTCGCTGCAAACGCGTCTGCGCCACTTTCCTGCGTGTTAAGAATACCGCTTACGGTGTTGCCACCAGAAGCGTCTAACGAATCGTTGCCAGTTTCTGCAGCCGCAAGGGAACCAGTTACAAAGACTTTGCCGGGTGCAGCAATGGTGTCGCTGCCCGTTTCGCTGGCTGCCAAAGTGCCCTGCACGAGCACAGTGCCAGGCGCTGCAAAGGTGTCCGGTGCTTCCGAAGCGGTTACCGTACCCTGCACCAGCACGCTGCCCGGTGCCGCAAAGCTGTCAGCGCTTTCGGTCGCAGCAAGCGCACCAGCCACAATCACTTTGCCGGTAGAAGCAAAGGTGTCTGCCGTAGCCGTTTCTGTTACCGCCAGCGTACCCTGGACAATCACTGCGCCAGGCGCCGCCAGCGTATCGCCGCCCGTCTCCGTCGCCGCCAGCGTACCAGTAACAGGAGTGCCAATGTCTGGTGTGGTTACAGTTCCGAACCAGCCAGTTCCAACAAGCGGGTCACCGCTCTGGTCCGTTAGCGGGTCACCGCTCCCGTCCGTTATACCCTCGACTACGTAGTCCCCGTCACTTTCAACAACGTCCGCCGTACCAAAACGACCAGGGCGGAGTGCGAGGGTAGCAGCAGCCCAGGACTCACTATTGGCGGTGCTGCCCGCAGTCCATGTCGCCGGGTCAAGCGCGCCGCTACCAGACCAGGCAGCGGAAGCAATGACGGTATAGAAGTCGCGGGTGCTACCGTCTCCGTTCTGCGCCTTTTGGTTGCTGAACCCGCTGGGTGTAGCACTGGGCGCTGTCTGTGTTGTTCCCCCGGTGCCACCGCCGCAAGCGATAACCACAGCACCGGGCGTGACGGGAGTAATGGCTGGTGCGTTCGCGTTTGCGCTGTTGAGGTTGGCCTGCGAAACCGTGGAGGTAACGTCAAGCGGGTTTGTTGGGTCTACACCGCGCCAGACGTGAACAACACAGGAACCACCGTTCGTTGCCGCATTGGGACCGCTGACCGTGACACTTGTGTCCGGCGTCCCTCCCATTAGCTTATAGGCTATGGAGAGGTTGGTGTCGTTGGTGTCGTTGGAGTAGAGGTCGGCAACCTCTGTATAACCCGCCGTCGTTACGCCCGGGTTGTCATCCGTTGTGCTCGACCACCCCGAAACGACAATTACAAAGTCTCCAGCTGCCGCGGCGCTAGCAAGGCCCCCGGTCAGCGCCGTTAGCGATACGCTATACGAAGCACCTGTGCCCGAACCAGACGCGCTGCCGACAAATTGGAGAGCGATGTTGGCCTCACGATGTTAATTAAGCGGTCGTGCCCCAATTGGTGCCACCGTTTTGGGTAAACCAGACACCAGAGCCGTTGCTTTGAGTCACGCGCACGGTCCTGTCCGTTGTGCCGAAATAAGCGGTCAAACACTCAACCGTGGCGTAGCTCGCCGTGCTCCAGGGCGGGGCACCAGTGGCGGTGACGGTGGCGGGGTCAACTGTGAAGATGCAACCAGGGCGCAACTTGTTAAAGTTGAACGTACCAATTTGGTTAAGATCTCGATAGCCAGTGTTGGAACGGAACAGGAAAGTATCAACGTCGTTAATGAAGCTTCCACTGAGAGCGTTGAAGAGCTGCGCTGCACTGGCTGGGCCCATCGTGTTGCGCATGTTTGTGACTTCGATGTCCAGCTTGGTGTTCGTAGTGCCGGAGCTATAACTGTTGTATCCAATTGCTGTGCACTGGAGCGGGCCAGAGCAGTTGTCAACACGGATCATGGTCTTGCCGGTAGCGGCAATCAGGTCAGAAGCAATGAACTCAAGCAACGATCTGCTGAAAGTGGCGCTTGTAAAGGAGCCCAGAGGAATGATGCGCAAGCCCTCGACCACAACTTCGCAGAATGCTGCGCTAGTGGCTCGACCGAGAACGCAGTAGTTCGGAATCTGAACTTCCGTCCGCATGTAACCCCCAACGGAACGGGAGTGCATGGGCGTGTCCGTAATCATGTTCTGGAACGCGACACAGGAGTGCGAAGAGCCAATGGGGCTCGTTGCACCATTCAGCCTGTACTCATAATCAGGTTCAATCAGCAAATGGTTGCCGCCAAGCTGGAAGTCAAACTCCACAGCTTGCGCAATCGCCACCACGCTCTTGCGGTACACACGCGGGCGGATAATGGTGGTATCACTGCACTGGCTCTTGAAGCTACGGCCCTGGCAGTCAATGAACACTGGCTGGTTAATCGTCACCCTGCCAGCTGTGCGCAACGAAGAACTTCCGCCATTCAACTTTCCGAACGTAGCAATGCCGTCCGCGTCAGCCGTACCAGGCGTAAGGATGTTTTCGACGTGAGGTTGGTTAAGAACTACTTCACCGCCACATTGCGTAACGACAATGCCCTTGCATGCACCGCCCGTTGTGTTCGTGCGATTGACGCCGACCACTGTGGGCTGCTGCATGATGACTTTTTCGTAGTCACCAATTACGCCAATCCCGTAGTTCTCCTGCGTAAACGAACTGTTGTTCTGCTTCGCATTCAACACCGTCACAGGCGTTTGGATGTTAACCACACCTGTAGGTCCGGTCACGGCGTGCTGGATCCAAATGCCGGAACCGCACTTGTTGTTGAGGTCAATGCGCAGTTGGCCGCCGGTGATAGAGGCGTTGTTGGCGACTGTGGACGAAACGTACAGCAGGTAATTGAACGCTGTGGCGCTGCCAGAGACGTTGATGTTGACCTGCCCCTTGCAAACGATGTGCAAGGAGTTTGTGGAGTCAGCCAGCGTGGTAATGGGACCGGTGACGAGGTAGGTGCCTTCTTCGAACTGCACGGCAACACCTGCCGCCATGCACGCGTCAAACGCAGCCTTGATTGCAGAGGTGTCGTCTGTCGTCCCGTCACCCTTTGCGCCGTAGTCCTTGACACTGACCTTAGGCGCCAGCGCATGCTTCACGTTCCCGCTTGCGTCAAGCCCCGTAATGTACTTGAGCGGGGAGATGGGATAGTTCGTGATATTTAGCTGGCCCATGGCTGTCCTTTAGGAGCGCGCACGCACAAAGCCGCTAGGGCTTAGGCGTGCGTGATGGTAGCGCTGTTGATTTGGACCGTCTGACCAGAGCTGATGCTGGTGCTGTCCAGGTTGACGTCGAACCCGGATGGGGAACCGACCGTGAGCCCGGTGACGATGTCCACGTTGGCGCTAGTGCGGATGCGGGCCGCGGCAGCGGTACCACCAGCCGCCGCCGTTGCGGTCTTCGCCGAGTTGAACAACGTGAGCACGCCGCCGCTCGCAGCGGGTGCCGCCGGGCTGTTCAGCGTAATCGTTGCCAACACGCTTGCCATGCCGCTGGTGCCAATTTCCAGCTTGCCGGCGTTGCCAATCTGCGTTGCAACGGCATCCAGTCGCGCGTTCTTGACGGGAGTGGTATAAGTGACGGACATCTTCGGCTCCTACCTCTAAGGGACGGTCTTAGTCGCAATCTTTAACCTTTCCCCCAGCGGAGTGCCGACGTAGAGGTTAATCGTACTCGCATTGTACACAGCAGTAAGGGTAGCACCCTTTTCGAAATAACCAAGCGGTACTATCTCGCCTGCTGCCACAGCGGGTATGCTGCGGTTGACACCGTTAACGGAGCACAAGACGGTAGGAGACGCGGCAGTGGCGTTGATGCTGGCATACAGCTTGCCGCTACCGGGAAGGGTGAGAGGGGAGGAGAAGTCAGCAGGCGTCTTCACTAGGTCATCGAACAGCTTCAACGCCTGCCGTTCCTTACGCTGGCGCTGCCTAAACAGCTCCAGCATTTGCTGCGAAGACGTGACGCCCATGGCCTTTACTTCTTACGCTTCGCCGCCATCGCTTGGTCAAGCGCAGAACCGCTGGCAAGGTCTTGGCGGGTAATGCCCAGGTCCTTGATCTTGGCCACACGGGCAGCCCGCTCAGCCGCATCGCGTTCCTGCGCACGCTGGTAAGCCATGATGGTGTGCATTGCTGTCTGGTGCGGAGGTTCCTTGAACTTGTCCAGCTCCGTGCTCAGCTTGTCCACAACGAAGTTCGCGTCTGCGTACTCGTTGTCCAGCTTCGCCTTCTTCGCAGCCAGGTCATCACGTTTCTGCACAGCTACACGCAACGCCGCTTCCATCTCTTCCTGCATGGAGGCCGCTTTAGCAGGAGCAGCGTCCTGAGTGGCTTCTTTCGGAGCCAGAACCGGATCCACAGGAGCTGCGGGCACCGCTGGAACCGCCGCGGGGGCTGCACCCGCTTTGGCAGCCTTGGCAGCCTCGCGGTTGAACGCTGGGTCAGCTTCCACCAACTGTTCGCGGGTCAGCGAAGGGGTTTGGGAAAGCAGACGCACCGTTTCGATACGGGGCAGACCTTCAGCGGTCCAATGGTTGTCGTTTCCAGGGTCAAGCTGCGAAAGGGCAGCTTTAAGTGCAAGCGTCATTGCGCGTTACTCCGTGGTTTAATCGTCACCCAGCAGGACGTAGGCAAGGTGCAGCACACCGTCCACGCTGATGCTGGAGTTGGCGGACAGGCTGGCGTCCGGCACCGTGATGTTCATGTTCAGCTTCAAGCTGCTGTCCGTGTTGTCCAGCATCACAGCCGTCGCCTGCGCGCCGCGGGTAACGGGGGACACCTTGGCGGTGGCAGCGCTGGTGGCGGTGCTGGGAATGACGTTGACCTCGTTACCGCTAAGGGTCGCATCCGCCGTCGCTGCGGTTCCCACTGCAAAGTTAGCAGTGAACGTGGCAGTGATTCCGGCGGAGGCGGAACTAAGCATGACGTTTGCAACAGCACCCAGCAGAAGGATGTTTCCTTCCGGCAAGCCCGCAATCACCGCCGTACCGTAACCCACCGCGGCGCCCGGGTCCGTAATGGCCACAGCGAGGGCCCGCATGGGAATGGAAATGCGTCGCACCGACGGTTGGTCCTTCGGGGCGTTGGCAAGAGAGCGAGCGAGGCCTTTGGTCATTTGTGGCTCCAGGATTTACTGACGAGAAAAGACCCCGAAGGGCCTTTCCTCACGCATTGGCGAATTAGAATTCGCGGGTCTTGAGGCGCGCAATCTTGATCTGCTTGCGCTCAGGGAACACGCGCTTCCAGCTGTCCTGGTGGGCCAGGTTGTTGGTAGTAGCGGCGTTGCTGGGGCCACCGTTCGCCGGGGTACCGACGTAGGCGTGGCCAACGGGGTGCAGGCACAGCTCGATACGGGAGTGCAGCACTTCCTGACCGGAGCCGTTACCGGCAGCGGGGTCACGCCAAACTTCCGTGGGCACCTTGGGCGAACCCATGCCCAGCCTGACCACACCAGGGCCGAACAGTCAGCTTTCGAACACGCCACCGCTGTTGGGCATCGCATCGTCAATAATGACGCGGCGGCCCAGGAACGTCGGGATGTTCACGCGACCTTCGCTGTCCGGGATGAAGTCGATCAGGTTGTTCTTCTGCATCCGGGCATAGGTAATGCTATGCACAGCGATCATCGCCAGGCCACCCATCGCATCGCCCAGCAGGACGGTGGTGTCGATGAAGTTTTCCGCGGTGAAGTTGGTCACGCCAGCTGCGTAGGAGGCGCCAGAGACGTCCTTGGTCAGGTCGTACTGCACGTGCTCCGTGCCAGTCGGGGCCGCGTCGTTGTCCGCAAACACGCCCTTCATGGTAGCAATGAA